GCCACATATTATGCCAATGCCACTTATCCCGATTTCAGGGGTTCAGTGGCGGCCTCCAGCTTGCGCTGATGGGTTAAGAATCAACCCAAAACGTAGATCGACGAACGCTTATAGCCTGTATTCCCCGGCAGGGCCCAGAACGGGCGGCCGCTCGGAGAGAACTCTATCCCAACAGTAGCAACTGGTGGTGTGGAGTCCGAGGCCGAATTACCTTTGAGGTAAACGGTATATAAAGGCGAGACCCAATCTCCTGGGTACCGGTTGATAATCTTCCGGCCAACCAGAGAGAAAGTGTCAAAAGCGTGCCCTGACCACCCACGACTAACCCATTCGGGACGTCGGCGTCTAGGGTACTCCTCAGAGAGGAGATGCCCATCTCCGTAGCCATCAGGACCATAAATCCTAATGGGCCGCGGGATATAAGACTTCACTTTGGCAGCAAACTCGAATTCAGAGTTTCGCCAAAAGAAATTGTGAAGGGTGAACAGAGTAAGACCACTTACCAAGTGCTTCTGGTAGTAAGGTCTAACGTCGAAACCGAAGTAATAGTCACCTCCGCATGACTCACGGAAACAACCAGATGCGTAGGATTTCTCTTTATTAACAAGAAACCCACAATGGAGTAAAAGACTCTCCACTTTCGCGTAATGTTCCACGCGGCAAATGATGTCGTCTCCGTAAACTCTCACGTCGTCAGCAGCTTGCGCTGCTGATGTAGTAAGAGCCCAGAAGATAAGTGTCTCTAAGGGAAAGGTGAAACCATTTCCCATCGAGCTAAACTTCTCTAAGTGGTAAGTGCGCGATTGGTACTGCACACTTGTGGTCCTCGCTGCATTCAGCAGCGAGAACCAATCTTCAGGGAGCAAGAACTTAACAAGCTCCCTAGAGACCATGTCAGAGGCGGACGACAGGTCGAGAGTCGCGAGACTCCCGTCCATAGAACCAACACGGGCCAGGGCCTTTGAGGGCTCCTGATTGCGTATGTCGATTCCATAACGCTTTAACCGATTCGCCATAAAGTCACCAATGCCGGCTTGAAGCATGCCGTTCAATGAAGGCTCTACCACGATACTACGGTAGGTCTTAGCGTTCTTCGGGACAAACTCTAACCGTCCGTGCATCAAGTGCACGGTGTGGACTTCATAAATCTCGGCTTCCGGTCCCACTACGTGTGTCTCTGCGCATAGGGCTTCTGCCCATGCTGGGAGACTACGTATCAGTTCCGGGAGATAACCCGAATGAAGGAGATTGTCACTACAATAAAAACCCTGAGCCATCTTTTCAGTGGCACAGGCACTTCTTTTTTGTAAAGAAGTTGTGGCACCCGGTCCGAAACGCAGTTGCAATTGCCCGATATTTGGGCACGGCCCCAAGATCCTCGCTATTTTACGACGAGCTGCCTCAAGGGCAAGCACATCGGCCGGTCGGAAGAAAACCGAACCGGCAGCATAGGCTCGAAAGAGGTCGTTTGTTTTTTTACAAGCTGCTTCGGACTCCTCAAACTTTCCTGCCGCTATGGCTGCCTTGTCTAGCCCTATTTCAAGGGGCTCCAATTTCTGGAAAAAGGCAAGCGCCTGTCTGCAATAATACAGCTGGAGTGGATCCCAGCCCGCAGAAGCAACATCAAGTTCGAGGTCTAGGAGGTCTGTGTAATCACCCACAAATTGACAATACTTAATCATATTGTAAATGATCTGGCCCTCAGGGCCACCTTCTAGAGCTACAGAGGATGCTATGTCGCACAAAATATCGAGCGATTCGCACAGAGGCAGAGCCTCATCCCAACACGTAGAAACGCGCATATTTCCTCCAATAAGAGGGGAAGTGAACAGTTGATTCAAAGAATACTAAAAGTACGCTTTGAGGATTTCAAGCAGAACCTCAACCTCACCGAACATGACAAGTACAACCGTCATGCAGAAGATGAAGAGAGGACAGAGCCTGGAACCACTGTAAGGGCAAGCCAATTACGGCTAGCTCGCAGTAATCAAACTGTCGAACAGTTCAGCGGACGGACCGGTCGTGACGGGTGTTACCGTCGTTGCGATACCGTTAAAGATGTTAGCCGCAAGTTGTCTTGCGAGCCGACGCTCTGTACCCGTTGAACGATCATCACAATACTCTGTGATCACATAGCGCACCGTGTGAGCAACCTTTGAAGCCGCAGTATAACCAGCGGCGTTCTGGTTGAGAATCGTCTCCATTACTGGGACATCAACCGAAAGCGTCTGACGATGCACGCCGGTGTTTTGGCGTTTATACGTAGTTCGAACAACAGCCTGAGCATTGAAGGGTAGGGTCAGTGAGGTTTCTCGCCACACTGCCACTAACTCTCCATTGGTCTCAGAACTGTTACCCGGAACAAACGTATGTGCAGCGGGTGACGCAGCGCCATCATAGGCAACAATATTAGCTTGAGCCGACATTGTAATTTACTCCAAAAAAGTAATACGAGGTCGCCCTAAACCTAACCACGTAAACGACGTCCGGAGAAATCCCCAGCTGCCATTTGGTGGAAAAGGGCTGCAGCATTTGCGATATGGCCGAGACTGAAAACGTCTCGGAGTGCTTTCGCACTAGGAAGCGGAACATCTATGCTTCCTCCGGGTGTACGTACGATCTGCCATCTAAGAGAGGAGAACCCTCCCCCGATATACTTCTTGGTTGAAGTATCCGGAGGGCCGCCAAGCTTGTAAGCCTGGCTCCTCTTAAAGACAGTTCGCACGTGAGTCGCTTCGAGCCGCCCAAGGATAGACCATGAGTCAAGATACGAACCGATTGGAATAAACCAATCAAATACGAA